CAGCGACAATCTAACCCGGCACCATGAACCCGCCGCGACAATCTGTTCTCATCCTGATAGTCGCTGACCTCTCACCCAGATCGTCGCGCTATACTCGTTCCAGCACCATAGCTTGCCGCGCACGCTTTTGAGCGGCCGACGCGTGCCGAGCAGCGCATGGAGGGCGGTCAGCCCCAGCGTGACGACAACGGTCGGATCGACGAGACGAAGTTCCTGTCCCACCCACCAACGATAATGCGCAATATCTCCCGCATTAGGCGTCTGGTGCAGCCGCCTTTTGCCGCGCGGCAGATATTTGAACCGTTTGACGGCGTTGGTCTGGAACGTCGTGGCGGGGTCGATCTCCGCTTCCAGAAGACACTGGTCAAGCATCTGCCCTGCCGGACCAACGAAGGTCTGCTCGGCGCGATCTTCCTGATCGCCCGGCTGTTCGCCAAGAAGAAAAAGCCGCGCACGGTCCGGTCCGCGCCCTGGCACGATCCGATCGCTGAAGCCCGGGCGAGGCTGGTCCTCTTCACGTAATGCACGATAGAGATCCGCGAGGCTCATGAAGTGAGGGTCCTCGATCGCGATGTCCTTGGCGATCGGCAGTTGCTCGTCGTCGTGTAGGGAGACCGCCACAAGCATCCTCCATGCGCCGCCGGCAATTCTCCAACGTCTCGGCTCGCTCTTCACCCCGCCCGGCGATGCGGGATGACATAGGTTGAACGCAGGCCGCATGGCCTGAAACGAAGCGCGCCGAAGCCGGTTCCTCTTCCGGATATCGCATCTCCTCGTGCGGCGGGGCCTCCGGCAAGCCGCCCCGCTTCCTATGCGCCTGTGACAGCCGCGGATGCCACTCTTTCAAGCGCTGCCCTCATCATGTCGACCGCCGTGCGCACGGTTTGAAGGCGGATCGCTGCTCGGCCGATGTCGCCGAAATGCGCTTCTCGGTGGTCGGGCGATCCGCCCCGTCGCTGGCATGCCAGATGCACCAGGCCCGGTTCGTCTCCCGCTGCACCGGCACCGGCGAAACCGGTAACGGCGAGCGCTACATCGGCGCGGGAGTGGAACAGGGCGCCTTCGACCATGGCCAGCGCCACCTCCCGGCTTACCGCGCCGTGCATGTCGATAAGGCTGTGGGGAATCCCTAACAAAGCCGCTTTGGCCTCATCTGTATAAACGATGAAACCGCGCTCATAAGCATGGCTCATGCCTTCCACATCCGTCAGCAGCGCGCCGACCAGGCCCCCGGTGCAGCTTTCCGCCGTTGCCAGCGTTAACTGATCGTTGCAAGCACGCGCCAGCAGCGCGCGGACGTGCTGCTCGATGTCGTCGGGCAGGCGATCAATCAGGCGATCGGTGGCGGTCATTGCCGTCGGGTAACGCCGGTCGGGCGGAAAGGTTCTCGGCGGGGGGCATATTGTCCAGATATGCGATTAAGCCTCGTTCCTCCCTGCTCAGCCAGCGGGTACGGCGAGGGAGAGAGAAGGCGGGCATGTCGGCAGGCTTAATACCGGCCATCTCGACCAGTGCGGGATGGATATAGGCCTTGCGGGCGATGGCGGGCGTATTGCCCAGATGCGTCGCTACGAACGAGAGCAGATCGGTCAGCTTCATCCCGTCCGTCCGCGCCAGCAACCATTCGAACGCGAGGACGCTGGCCGCCCAGGTACGGAAATCCTTCGCTGAAAAATCGGCGTCCATTGTCTGCCGAATATATTGGTTCACGTCGCTGGAGTTGACCGGCCAGACCTCGCCATCCTCCCCGATATATTGAAACAGATGCTGACCCGGCAGATCCTGCACGCGCTTGACGAAGCGGGCGAGGCCCCGGTCCGTAACGTTCAACGTGCATATCTTCCCCGATTTGGCTCGGAAACGCAGCGTGAGACGCTGCCCGTTGACCTGAGCGTGCCTCTGTAACAGCGTGGTGGCACCGAAGCTCCTGTTCGAGCGAGCGTAACATTCGTTGCCGACGCGGATGCGTCCGCTGTCGAGCAGCCGCACGACTGAGGCAATGGCACGCTGTTCGGTTAACGCCCGCGCCGCCAGATCTGCTTCCACGCGCTGCCTGATGCGGGGCAGGGCTCGGCCGAACTCCGCGCAGCGCTCGAACTTCAGGGCGTCACGGCCGGCAACGAAGGCGGGATGATAGCGATATTGCTTGCGTCCCCGATCGTCGACGCCCGTGGCAAGGACATGAGCATTGGGATCCGGAGAGAACCAGGTGTCAGAGTATGCGGGAGGAAGGGCGATTTTGTTCAGCCGATCTATTTCATCACGGTCGGTGATCCGGTCGCCATTGGCGGCGAAATAGGCCCAATGCCCGCGGAGGCGACGCCGGATGATACCCGGCGTATCGAGGTCAGCGAAAATGAGGGTCTGCGCCATGGATGGACTGTCTCGTGCGGTTCAGCATGAAACGCGCGACGGTGGAATTGGTCGCTGCCATCCGTAACCTGTGATCCATCGGGACATGACGAGCGGAGCGGGCGATGAATGAGTGCAGGGGACGGAACGCGAGGGACGCCGGAGGATTTCTTCGACATCGGTGCGAGGAGCTACGACGATGACCGAAACTGTCGAGATGATCCACGAGGACAACCTGCCAGGCAAGGAAAGCACGTTGCAACCCAAGCCCGAGTGGCAGCCGCGCTATCCAGGTTCCGGGCGCCTGGCGGACAAGGTCGCGATCGTTACCGGTGCGGATAGCGGCATCGGCCGCGCCGTTGCGGCGCTGTTTGCGCGAGAGGGCGCCAATGTGGTGATTGCCTATCTCTGCGAGCATGAGGATGCCGAGAAGACCGCGGAGATCATCCGGAAGGAAGGCCGGCAAGCGCTGACGTTTGCGGGCGATCTGGGCGATAAAGTAGTCTGCGATGCCTTGGTGGAAGGGACCGTCGCCGAGTTCGGCCGGATCGACATACTGGTCAACAATGCCGGTGAGCAGCATCCCGACGAGGAAATAGAGGCGATCACAGAGGAGCAGCTCAAGCGCACCTTCCAGACCAACATCTTCGCGATGTTCTTCCTGACGCAAGCTGCCATGCCTCATCTCGAAGCAGGCGCGGCGATCATCAACTGCACCTCCGTCACCATGTATAAGGGATCGAAAGAGCTGCTCGATTATTCGAGCACCAAGGGAGCGATCACGGCGTTCACCCGCTCGTTGAGCGAGAATCTGGTCGGTAAGGGCATCCGGGTGAATGCGGTGGCGCCCGGGCCGATATGGACGCCGCTCAATCCCTCGGGTGGTGCCAGCCCGGAAAAGATCGAACATTTCGGCGAGAATACGCCCATGGGTCGGGCAGGTCAGCCGAACGAAGTCGCCCCCAGCTTCCTGTTCCTCGCATGCGAGGATTCCAGCTACATGAGTGGCCAGGTGCTGCATCCGAACGGTGGGATCGTGGTGGGTAGCTGAGGGCAGAGGGCCCGTCCCCGGAATGTGGCGCGCCCGGCAGGACTCGAACCTGCGACCATTCGCTTAGAAGACTCATCCCACTGGCACCGCTGAGCCCGCTGTAGCACTCTAAACGATTGTCTGCGCTGGCATTTTTGGAGATGACTTCCCTCGTTCACCCTTTGTGCCACTCCACGCACCCGGTTCGAAAACGGTTCGCTGGCGTGGCGCAGACGGTTCGCAACCGAGGAGTCAAATATGTCAGGAAACCCACAGCCGCGCCGACTTACCGAGGGGTACATCCGCACCCTGGGCTATTTGGACCGGCCCTACACCGTGCGCGACACGGCCGTTACCGGATTGCTCGTCCAGATAAACCAGAAGAGCAAGAGCTATAAAGTCCAGCGCGACTTGTACGTGGGCGAACGGGGCCGCCGCCGCTTCGTGAAGACCTTCCGCCGCACCCTGGGCACCACCGACGAAATGACATTGGATGAGGCCCGGACACGGGCGCAGGAGCTCATCGCCCAGGTGAGGCGCGGCGAGGACCCGAATGCGCGCCCGGAAGACGTAACCCGCAACCCCGACGCATGGACGGTGCGGCGCATGTACGATGAGTATGCTTCCGATATGCGCGCCCGCGATTGCCGGGAGGAAACCATCGCGGGCATCCTGTGGCGGCGGGACCACCATCTGAAGCCGTGGCTGGACACCCCGATTACCGAGATTAAGCGCAGCATGGCGCGCGAGCGGCACAAGGAGCTCACCAAGTCGAGCGGGAAGCGGTCGGCCAATATGGTGTTCAAGGACTTCCGCGCTGCCTTCAATCTGGCGATTAAGGTGGCCGACGATCCCGATGCTATCGGCGACAACCCGGTGAAGGCCGTGACCTTCAATAAGGAGCGGGCCAGCAACCGCGTTATTATGCCCGACGACCTACCGCACTGGTGGCAGCGGGTGCAGGATATCCCCAACCCGATCCGCCGCGATATGCATGCGCTGGGCCTTCTGTCCGGCTTGCGGCCGGGGACGCTGGTATCGCTGCGCCGGGAATGGGTGAACCTGAAAGAGCGGGCTATCGTGATCCCGCGCATGAAGTCCGGCCGGTCCTTCGCGCTGCCACTGTCGGCCTATATGGTCGAGCTCGTGCAACGGGTCATCACCGCAGGCGACGTGCTCTATGCGGGCACCCCCTGGCTGTTCCCGACCCGCGCGAACGCCAGCCGGGAGGTGATTGCCACGCAGGTCTGGAAGGAAAAGACGCTGCCCAGCGAGACTGGCCATATCCTTCGCCATACCTATCGGACGGTCGCGCAGCGCGCGGGCATTGACCGGATCGAAGCGCGCCTGATGCTGGACCATGCCGTGCCGGGCATCGACGGGGTGTATATCCATGAGAAGGCGCTGTTCGACAGGCTGCTGGAAACGCAGGAGACAATGACCAAACACCTGCTGGCATTGTGCGTGCCGGAAAATGCTGAACGGGGTTGCGAAAAGGCAGCAGCGTAGGCATGTAGTTTGTGGCTAATCTTCGGGCAGGGACGCCGGAAATCCCTAACGCGCCCGATGAGGTTCCGGCGAGAACCCAGCAAACCGGCGGCCCTTTTGGGGTCTGACACTGCCGCAAGGAGTGTGGCTGGCCACTGACCCGACCGCTGTCGCAGGCGGTCGCTGTTAGTGGACGAGCCATGGATTACGAAATTGAAAGGTCCCTGCGCGGACTGGCGGAGAAGATCGGCGACGAAATCGCCGTCCGCCTGGTCGAGCGCTTCCGGCAGGGCGAGCTCCCTGTCGCTCCCGAGTATCTGACCGCCTTCCAGGTCGCCCAGCTTACCGGCTTTACGCCAAAGGGGCTGGAGAACATGCGCGCCAAACGGATCGGCCCGCCCTTTATGAAGGTCGGCAACAGCGTCCGCTACCGGGTGGCAGACGTGCGGGCATGGATGGATGCGGGGGGTGATGCATGAAGCGCCTCCCATATGAAATGGCCGCCCCGGCCGGAACCGGAGCGGGCCATACAGAAACCAACCAGCTACCAACACCATCGCTTCCCGACCACGACCGCGCAATCAGCGAATTGCCTTTCGCTCTCGACTATGCAGCACGGCGCGCAGCCGAGTTTGCCGAGACGGTTTTCGACATGGCGCGCGAGGCCGAGGGACTGGACTGGGCAAGCCGTGTGCAAGCGCGATGCGATGCGTCGATGGACCGGCTCGTAAGGTATCTGCCGCCCGGCATCGCCGACGCCACGCGGGCCGAAGCGTCGCGGATGCTCTGCTATGTCTGAGGCGGCACCGAAACCCGACACCCCAGCCGCCATTGCATTCCTTCAGGCCTATGAGCCCGAAGGGCCGTGGCTGCTGACGGCGATCCGCCCTGATCGGAAAGCGATTTCGAGCCGCGCCTTTGGACCCGGCCGTGACGATGAAGGCGAGCTTGCCGCATGGCTGGCTGAGCACAACGGCACCAGGAACATCTATTTCAGCGTAAACCGACCGCTGCGCGCGCAGAACAAAAAGGCCGAGCGGGAAGACATTGCCGAGGTCCGCTGGCTCCATGTGGATATTGATCCCCGTGCAGGCGAGGATTTGGAGGATGAGCGCCAGCGCGCCTTGGGCTTGCTGACCACCAACCTTCCAGCCGGTGTTCCTGCGCCTACCGCAATCGTGTTTTCGGGCGGCGGGTATCAGGCATTCTGGCGGTTGGTGGAGCCGATCCCGATTAACGGCGACATTGCGCGGGCCGAGGATGCCAAGCGCTACAACCAGCAGCTTGAGGTCCTGTTCGGCGCGGACCAGTGCCACAACATCGACCGGATCATGCGCCTGCCGGGGACCATCAACGTACCCGACGAGCGCAAGGCCAAGAAGGGGCGTATCCCAGCCCTCGCCACGCTGCATTCGTTCGAGCCCGCTAACGTCTATCCGCTTTCCCGCTTCACACCAGCACCTGCCGTTCAGATGGCAGGCGATACCGGCTTCGGCGGCGGCAATATCGTGCAGGTGTCTGGCAACGTCGAGCGCCTGGCGGATGTGAACGAGCTCGACCAGTGGGGGGTGCCCGACCGGGTGAAGGTCATCATCGTGCAGGGTCGCCACCCGGACGAGGTGAAGGCGGGCGACAACAGCCGCTCTGCCTGGGTGTTCGATGCGGCATGCGCGATGGTTCGTGCGGATGTTCCCGACGATGTGATCTTCGCGGTGCTGACCGATCCCGATTTCGGGATTAGCGAAAGCATCCTTGAGAAAGGATCGAATGCCCGGAAGTACGCTGTCCGCCAGATTGAGCGGGCGCGCGAAAATGCCATCGACCCCAAGCTGCGCGAATTGAACGAACAGTTTGCCGTTATTGGCAACATCGGCGGTAAGTGCCGGGTGATCGAGGAAGTCGCGGACCCGATCCTGAAAAGGAGCCGCCTGACCCGCCAGTCCTTTGAGGATTTCCGCAATCGGCACATGAACCAATATGTGCAGGCCGGTGTGAACGCCAAAAGTGGCCTGCCGGAAATGAAGCCCCTCGGTGCATGGTGGCTCGGTCATCCCCATCGGCGGCAATATAATCACATCACGTTCGCGCCGGGGCAGGAGGTCGATGGGGCCTACAACCTCTGGAAGGGCTTTGCCGTTACCGCGTGGCCGGGCGACAAGCACTTGGGCTTCCTCGAACACGTCCGGCACAATGTCTGCCAAGGCAACGAGGAGCACTACGCTTATCTGCTGGGCTGGATGGCCCGTGCGGTTCAGTGCCCAGGCCAACAGGGTGAAGTGGCCGTTGTGCTGCGCGGCGGAAAGGGCGTCGGCAAGAGCTTCGTCGCGGAGCATTTCGGCCGGTTGTTCGGTCGCCATTACCTCAAGGTCAGCCAGCCGGGGCACCTGGTCGGCAACTTCAACAGCCACCTGCGCGACGTTGTAGTGCTCTTTGCCGATGAAGCCTTCTACGCGGGCGACAAGAAACATGCATCTGTCCTGAAAGACCTCATCACCTCCGACACATTGACGGTCGAGGCGAAGGGCGTGGACGTGGAGCAATCGCCCAATTTCGTGCATCTGATTATGGCGTCCAACGACGAGCACGTTGTTCCGGCCACTGGCGACGAGCGCCGCTTCTTCGTCGTGGACGTAGGCACTGAGCAGCAACAGAACAGCGACTATTTCAAGGCCATTGCCGCCGACCTTGCGGATGGCGGATACGAAAACCTGCTCCATGCTCTGCTGACACATGACCTGGCTGACTTCGAGGTGCGGACGGTCCCGCAGACCGAGGCCTTGCGCGACCAAAAAACGGAAACTGTGAGCGGCTTTGAGCGGCTAGTCTTTGAGATGCTGAAACGCGGCGAGCTTCCCTTCGTGACCCGCTGGCTGAACGTGCAGTTTGCGGAGAACCGCAGGCCCTTTCTTGGCACCGCTCGCTTGCAGCAGTGGGCGGAAGAGCGGTTGCGTCGCGAAGTTACCGACAAGCGCATTGGCGATCTGATGTCCGCGCTCGGCTGCAGATCGGACAGGAAGAACAATGAACGCGGCTGGTCCTTTCCGCCATTGCCAGAAGCGCGAGCCCAATGGGCCAAGGCGAAATTCGCGATGGCGTGGAACGACGCTGAAGAATGGTCGGCGCTTAGCGAAATGCCGTCGGCGACGGACGTACCATTTTGATCGGAGGTGACATGATGTTCAACGCAGTGACCATGCCGGATGCCGGCAAGGCCCAAGGCGATCCGGCAAACCCGGCAAGCGTAAGTGCCTAAGAACATGAACCTTTGCCGGATTGCCGGAAAGCCGGGGCGCTTTTTGTTCGCGAGGGTTTTGCCCAAAGGGTGGCTGGTAAGCTGCCCTAGCTACTCTTCTGATTTCATCCGGCAATCCGGCAATCCGGTAAAAGTATGTAGAGAGAAGGGGTTAGCTCTGCCGGATCGTTACCGGGTTGCCGGATCGGCTTTGTTGGGGGCTTCCGCCTCTCTGGGCCTAGCTGCTGCCCACCCTGCATTCCTGCCCGCTAAAAAAGAGACGCAAGAGCGCGTCGTACCGCCGGAACGGCACGATTTCGGCCGTCCTCCGCTCCGCAGGCTCCAAACCTAGAGCCGTAACCCCATGGAAAACTGTATGGAACAAAGCATGAACAATATTCGCGAACCGTCTACCGAACCGCCTACGGCCAAAAAGCAGCGCCGCAAGGCCGATCTGACGGTGCGCGATGCCGGAGGCATTGCCGTAACCGAGGGCGGCCTTGCCATCGTCCGCGACATGGCCCGGCTGGGCCACCCGGTCGCCGCGATTGCCGGTGCCCTGGGCATGAGCCGGGAGACGCTGAACCAGTGCCGCAAGCGCCAGCCCGAAGTGGCCGACGCGCTGGACGAGGGGCTGGCTGGGCTCGAACACGAGCTCGTTAACAGCCTGTTGAAGGCCGCCCGTAGCGGCAACGTGGCCGCCGCCATGTTCCTCCTCAAGTGCCGCCACGGCTACCGGGAGACGGGCCAGACGGACAGCGCGCCCAAGGTCGCGGTGCAGATCAACCTTCCGGCCGCGATGGGGGCCAAGGCCTACGCAGCGATGATAGAGGCCGAGCGGCAGGAGGAGGCCGCCCATGGGTAAGCTCGCCACCGCAACGCCCTGGCAGGAGCGCGTCCTCGCCATCCCCGAAGACCTCAACATCGCCATGCTGGGAGGGCGCGGCTCCGGCAAGACGACCGCCCTGGCGCTGCTGGTCCTGCGCCACTGCGTCCAGTATGAGGACAAGGCCCGCGTCCTGATCCTGCGCGCCACCTACAAGAGCTTGGCGAACCTGTGGGACGAGCTCGAAGCCCTGTTCCGCGATGCCTTCCCCGGCGGCATCAGCAGCAATCGCGCCGACTTCGTGATCCGCTGCCCAAACGGGGCCGTTGTCACCCTGGGCAACCTCTCCACATCGAAGGACGTGGCCAAGTGGCAGGGGCAGGAAGCGAACCTGCTGGCGGTGGACGAGATCACCAATTTTACCACCATGCGCTACATCAACATGCTGCGCGCCAACCTGCGCGGCCCCGCTGGCATCCCGACCCGGATGATCGTGCTCGGCAACCCCGGCGGGCCGCTCCACGCCACCATCGCGCGGATGCACGTGACCAGCCGCATCCCGTGGCGGCCCTATGAGCTCGAAGACGGCTCGCGCTGGGTATATGCCCCGTCCACCTACATTGATAACCCGACCATCGACACCGAGCGCTATGCCCGCTCGCTGATCGCGTCGTCCGGTGGCGACAGGGCGCTGGCGGAAGCCTGGCTGAACAATAACTGGTCCGACTTGGCGGGCGCGTTCTTCGGCGACGTGTTCGGTGACCACTGCATCATCCCGGATAGCACCTTCCGCGTCCCCGCTGGGCCGATCCGCGAACATGGCTGGTATAGCTGCGTGGCGCTGGACTGGGGCTGGTCCGCTCCATCGGCCGTCATGCTCGCCATACAGCCGCGCCAGCCCGGCCTTATCGGCCCCGGCGGCCGGGTGTTCCCCAAGAATTCGTGGATCATCGTGGACGAGGTGCACAGCGCCCGCTCGGATGACCCGAACGCGGGCAAGGGCTGGCCGCCGCAAATGCTGGCGGAGGAAGTGCTGGCCGCCTGCGAACGGTGGAACGTCCGCAGGCATGGCGTGGGCGACGATGCCCGTGGGCTCCAGAACGACACGCTGATTGAGCAGCTTGCGAAATACGGCCTGCACCTGGTGAAGCCTCGCAAGGACCGAATTTCCGGCTGGGTGAAGGTGAAGGCCATGATGGCCGCCGCCCGCGACGGCGACCCCGACACGCCCGGCCTCTGGCTGTCCGAGCGGTGCCGCTACGCCCTCGAAACCCTGCCGCTCCTCCCGCGCGACGATGTGCGCCTTGAGGACGTGGACACGACCGCCGCCGACCATGCGGCCGACGCCATCCGATACCTCGTCAATTCCCCCGTGATGCTGGCAACGTCCGGGCGGATCACCGCTGGCCATTTCTAGGAGACCAACCATGCCCCGTTTGATTGATGACAGCACCCCGATCCGGCCCGATGTGCCGCTCGGCCTCCACCCCGACAGCCTGCTGGGTATCGGAGAGCCGCTCGACGTGGAGGGCACCCTGGGCACCAACGTCCTTGCCGCCGCGCGGGAGAGCTTGCGCCTCTGCTACGACCTGTTCGGCCGCATGAACGATGCCGAGCGCGACTTGCAGGCAATCGCCGATCCCGCCCGCCGTCGCCAGTATGCCGCCGAAAAGGGCGGTCGTACCGACTACAGCGACAATGTGCGGATGAAGAACGGCAAGCCCACCCGCGTCGTGGATGCGGAAGAGTTCATCGTCGCCGCCGAACAGGCGTTCGCCCGCGTCGGCCCGGCCATCGACCGGCGGTTGAAGGAGCTCGAAGGCTACCGCACCACGCTGGAACAGCGCGTCGCAACGGCGCTCGACCACCCGGCGCGCAAGACGCCCGAAGGGCTCGCCCTGGCGGCTGAGGTGCGCTCGCATATCAAGGCCATGAAGAAGCCCGACGAGCGGATGAAGTTCGTGGCGCAGGCTATCGACACGGGCGATATCCCGACCGTGGCGGCGGTGCTCCATGCCCAGCCGTTCCTCTCTGGGTTTGCCCCCGAAGCCCACACCACGCTCCGGGCGCGCGCGGCCGCCAAGTTCGCCCCGGTCGATGATGCCCAGCTTTCGGCAACCGATGCGGCGATCAGGCACGTCACCGCGTCCGGCTCCGCCTTGGTGAAGCGCTACGGCGATGTGATCGCGTTGCGGAACGCCCCGGCGGCGAAGGCCGCCAAGAGCATCAAGGCGCTGGAAGGAACGGGCCGGTGAGTAGCTATCACGCGAGGATGAGCGCCAACGCCCGGCGCTCTGCCGCCAAGAAGCAGCGCGACGATGCATTCCGCATGTGCATGTTGTCCATCCGGGGCA